GCCAATTTGTATTTTCTTCCTGTGATAAGTAATCTTCGCTGATCACACCGTCTATATTTTCATTGTTTTCTAAAAGAAACGATCCACCAATAGAAGAGACATAACCCTCAGCTGGTTGAGATGTAGCATCACTAGTGAAAACAAATCTATCGCCAACTCTATAACCAGAACCCCCAGTATCGATATGAACACCATCCACATTACCAACACCAGTAGTGTTGACTTGAGCACGAGCTGCATTGTTACCACCAGCACTAATAGAAATAATGTCACCAGCATTGTAAAGTATACCACCGTTATCTACTGTGGCACTTGCGATAATCTTTTGAATAGTAAAATTTTGTTCGGTGAAGGTTAGTAGTCCATCGGCCGTTAGAGTTTCACCATCAATAAAAGTACCAACAACATATCGTAAGTCTACATCGAATTCTGTTATGGAAGCACTACCTTGGGCAAACGTAACTGCATTAATAACAAAGACTGAAGCACCAGAGGATCGTCCTACTAGTGTCTGTCCTATAACTTCTTGACCATTTGCTCCTTGTGAATTTTCACAACGGATAACAGATTTCTTAGTCCAGTTACCATCTGATGCTCTTAACATGTATTGTGTAGGATAGAAGATTTCTGCCTCTTCAGCAAACATCAAACGCATAAAGAGTTTATGTCCTTCAGAAGTTCCTTTAGCCGCATAGAGGTCTTTAATATTCTTTAATAGATTTCTCTTAGAAACTCCATTAGCCAAAGTCTCTGGAATAGCATCCATAAACTGCCGTTGCATTTCATCTAATACTGTGGAAGTAGTATTGTCCACATTGGAGTAATCTAATAGTTGTTGTATGTTCTGAATAGGATTAGCACGATACTGAATGATCTGAGCAGAAGCACCAGAAGTTGCACCCGTGACCGTTTCACCTATATTAAATTTCTGAGTAGAGGAAATAAACAATCTAGGTTTTTCTTGATCTAGATCATCAATCAAAACTGTAGCTGTAGCTTTGGTATCAGTACCAGTTATTAATTCACCTTCGATAAATTTACCAGTAGTACCTACGCCTGATTCAGCAACAATCTTTGTGCCATCTTCACTACGTAGATATCGAACATCAGTATTCTCTAAAACTATATTATTAATAATACCACTGACCCGTAGTTCAGCAGCTTCCAAAAACTGATAATACTGTTTTAGAAATTCGACAAACTTTGGATTCTCTGCCTGAAGATAATCAGGCACCTGGCCTTCTATCAGTGGAGAAATTTTAGTTGTTAATTCTGCATCAAAGGGCGCCATCTGTTAATAACTCTTATTATCTGGAGCTGAAGGTGTGGTGGTATAGGTTGAACTAGCACCAGCATCCCCAACAGCAATTGTATCTATTTCTCCTACGCATCCTAAGTTCACTATGTCTAATTCTAATATCTGATTTCGAACAGGTACAATATCTTTAGATGTCGGTAAAGCAGTAATTCGGATTGTAGTTGTTTTCAATCCATCCACTTTAGACATCTTCGTAATGTTGATAGAGTTGATTACGATTGAGCCTGTATTGTAATCAATTTTCCCTGCTAGACGATTTGTATATAATCTGGTAATACCAGAAATATAGTATGTTCTCATATTCCCCTCACCATCATCATCAAAGAATATTTCGTTAGTAGTATTCCCGTCTTGATAGAAGCCTGATGAAGTAGTAACACCGCCATTCTCTTCGTTATGTGTCGGATGGGGGTTGTAAATTTTGTTATTGAAATATAGGAAGTAACCACGTTTAACATTTAGCACTGGTTCGATTTTTTTAGACATAGTAACAGTCATTGTATTATTTAAAATCGCTGTGTCCACATTATCAACAATAGCAGACACGTTAGAGAAACGGAATACTTGGTTAAAAGATTTTAGCTGTTTGTTGTTATAATCTTTTAACTCATTGATAACGGCAGTTTGCAGGCCAGATTTTTCTTTGGTGGTTTTACTGGAGTCGTATTTGAATCCAATATTCAAAATTAGTGAGGTTACGTCTGGGTCAATAATGACAGGAGTAATAGAAGCAACATTAAATTTTCCTAACTGAGATACAAGTAGCTCTTTCTGAGATATTGTTAAATTATTTCCTGTGGTAGATTTGATTGATATATAAACTCTACCATAAGACGCTGTACTTGTTACACCAAGACTAGGATCAAAGGAACCGGCTTCTCCGCCGAACACCATTACCGCTTGAGTTTGCGGAAACAGTTTCCTTGCATAAACTTTATAGTCTTCCGTAGTAACACATCGCCCTTGAGAAGCGTAATCCAAGGGAGCATTTAGTTTTATAGAAGCCAGTGATTCTGATTCTGCACCACCTATCGATCTGTTAAGTGTAGTGACCGTAACGTCTGTTACTGAATCAATACCCCCAGATGGAGTAAAGTCTTTCGCACCATTTCCAGCGGCCTTGTTTGATATAACATATTCAAGGTAAACTACATTACCGTCCAGAACTTTAGCACTAGTAACACCGTCACCGAAATAGATTTCCGTCTTTCCGTTCTCGACTTCCTGTAAGAAGTAAACTGTAGAAGCACCTATCAATTGAGTTATGTCAGATGCTCTGGTGTATTTGGTTGTCGTAGAATCAGATACGGAGTTCTGTACCTTAACAGTAAGAGTTGTCGTATCAGTAGAGTTATCGTTTATAAGAAATCTCTGATTAAGATCGGTAGAGTCTACAACGTATCGTGTTGTTATATACGATCCTTCATATATCTTAATATTGTTAAAAGGAATCTCCACTCCAGTACTTGAAGCCACAACATCTGCTACAGTGACATACTGATAATCTATATTATCTAATTTGGTTAAAAACTTTGTACCAGCAGGCATAACAGCGGAGGCCTTGGAAGCATCGTTTAGGACAATATTAACTTCCGCATAAGAAGCCCTTGCAGAACTAACTTCGTATCCTAGTGTCTTTGCATGTGATACTATACTAGAACGTAGAGTAGAACTGTCCAAGAACATCTCATTAGCAACCATGTTCAAGTTATAACCAAGGTAGTGAGTGTTGTAAGCGAGAGTATCTAGAAGCACGTTAATACCAGCACCTTCAAAGTCATAATCTTTAAACTGAGACTGCCCTTTGAGGAAAGTTTTTAGATTTGATTTTACCTCATCAAAATCAAACTCTGTTACATCTAATCTTCGATTTGTTCCTGTGGCCATTATCGTACTCTCTCTAATGTTAGTGTTAAGTCAACCAATTCAGTAGGAGCATTAACAATATAAAATTCTACGGTTATTTCATACATATTACGATCAAGGTCTGGTGTAGCACGTACACCAACTAGTCTGGCCCTTGGTTCAAAGTTTGTGATAACATCTTCAACTTGGCGTGCTATAATGACTGCTGTTATAGGAGTCATCAGTTCAAACAACTGCCCCCTTACCCCAGAGAAAATTTCTGGATGAAAGGGTTTCTCATATTGATTGGTCAATACCAAATTACGTATAGACCGCTTAACAGCGGCAACATCTGTTAGTGTATTAACGTCACCAGTAGTATTGTTTTTACTAAAGAATAAATCAAGGTCTGAATACAAATTGGAACTACGGGATGCCCCTGCTCCAGCGGCATCACGAGCAACATCGGTATTTCGCCATGCATAATTTGTATTCGTAGTAGACATTTATTAACTCCTTCTTCTATTTATACTCCGGCGGCAGGATTGTGCTTCATTAGATAAGGAGTATATTTACCCCAAACGTCTGTTGCTTGTACTTTTACAAATGGTTTTGACGTTTCACTCTTAATAGGGTTGACAATAGTTAGCATTACTGGTTTCCCCCGTTTCCAAGCATCTATCTTATGATGTAGAGTTTCTAGGGGACTCCAATCGGGGCCCTTCCCAGCAACAACATTCCTACGCTCACCTTTCGATGTTTGTCCTTCTCTTGATTTCTTCTTACCCATAACTAATCCTATAGTGATATAACTTCAGCTGAAGTGCCGATGTTTTGTGAATCTTTTCTAACTTCTTCTGCCCTTGTTTCAATTTCAACTGCAAGTCTTTTCATTTTAGCTCCCCATACCTTTTCAATCTGTTTCGCATGAGCTTCCATAGCAGTTTTGGTTTTATTTAATTCTTCCGTAGAGAACTTATCTCCAAACAATCCTTTGATATCATCTTCCGAAACATCTTCCGAAAATTTATGAGCGGCCTCTTTTAAGGTTAACAGGTCTGGCATTAAAGATGCGTGTGCAACTTCAATTGCATCTAGAGAACCAGGCGGTATTTCAAAGTTAGGTATTGCTCCGGCCAGACTGGCAGCATCACCTTTCAATGCAGCTGCTCCAGCAACTACCAAATCATCTAACGCATATCCAGCATCTTTTAGGCCTGGGCCAAAACTTGTTGTTAGTGATGCAAGCTTTTCCGCATAGATAGCACTAGTGGGTGCCATAGAAAGCAAACCTTCCACCTCTGCTTGAAAATTTACAGGAGTGGTAGTCGGCAACTCTGGAATAAGACCTTTGGTTCTTTCCACAAGGTCTACCATGTTAGCATCCATGATCGCTTTGATTTCAGAAGCCGTAATATCTAGCGCTGCTTTAATATCCTTTTCGATATCCGCAACTTTGGCTGCAATCTTATTGTATATGGCACTAGCGCCTGGCAAATTAGGTACATTAAAATCCATAGTTAACCTCCAGCAAACACATTAGGTGAACCAGATGCAGAAGCATTAGGAACCCATGAAGCATGACCACCTGTCCCGTCACCTTTACGATGAACTTTAAGACCGTTTGCAAATACAGTTGCACTTCCTACCACAGCTGGATCACCACAAGCCGTAGTGTCTGTAATACGTGTACACTTTTTACCATTCACAAACACATCTGGCGAACCTGTTGCATATGCTGTTTTGTGGAATGGGCCTGGCGTAGGACTTGCGTGTCCTACATGCTGGTCTGATTCCACTCTTGTTACTTCTGGCATAACATCTCCTAGTTTAAGTTAATCAACGCACTGTCGATATCAACTTCAGTCGATACGTTCAAGTCGAAAATCCCTGTAGTGTTATTAGTATGACTTGCTTCGAAGGTTTCTGTAACCAAGCCTTCGGAACGCCAATTGGTTGCGGCCTCTGAATGAATTGTCATGACATCAGCAGTCTTAAAGTTACCTGTTGTACCAGACTTGACAGACATGATACCAGATATCGACAGTTGAGAGTAGTTAACAAACGCCTCATCCATAATAGAACCCTTAGTAGACTTCCTGCCGATGTCACCTGTGATAGAAGTACGTTGGAATCCCTCTACGGTGTGTTGTTGGTTTCCTACAATGGTAGTATCGGAGTCTTTATTAATCCGGCCCTTTACTGCACCATTGATATTGAAGGAATTGTTTCCGACAATCTCTTGTTCTAGGTTGCCACCTATTCCCGACCCAACTTTCATTCTCTCGTTCTTATGTATCTTCCTCGTATAATCGCCTTCTACCTCTAGAACGTAATCTCCCTTGATAAGTTCTTTCTTCGTGCCTTCTATTGTAAGATTCACATCTCCTGTTATAATAACATTAGAGGAACCAGCGATAATCTCGTAGTTCGATCCGACAACCTTGACAACCTTATCTCCTTTTGGATGAATCTCTTCAAACGTACCAGACATATGCTCTCTGTGGAGTCTTTCTCCGCCTGGCGTATCGTCAATCTCCATAAGATGACCAGACTCGCTCTCATATACGTGGTTGTATGGATAAGCGGCTGAGATATAGGGAGAAGCATCCTTGGTTAGACCTTTAGGATGCAATTCATCCCACGGTTTCATCACATCTGCTTTATTAGTTCCATTTACACTAAGGTTTTCAACCGTAGGTATGAATGGTTTGGTGGCAGTAGGTATCTTCGTACGGCGTTGCTTGCGTCTTCGTGATAGTGCAGCATGATTTTCTGATGTTATACCTCTACCCAAACGACTTGTGTCCGTTTCTCCGACAGTGTGTCCAGAGAACCTACTGAATTTCGTTTGTTTATCTTCTGGTAGAGAGTTATCCTTTATCGCTCCCAAAGGATAGGGGCCGTAATCCGCCTCATCTTCTGGGTTGGCTGCATATTCTTTAATACCAGCATCATTTGTCTGAGTGGACTCTTTGTGTCGAGGATCGTTGAACCCTGTTCGGTAGTTCGCAACCTCAGAAGGTTGGCCAGGCATTGAACCTATGATGATGGGTTGTTGTTTCTCTATTGCATCTCGAAAGAATCCGATAATCCAAGAGCCTTCAACAAGCCAAGAAGGACTGTTGCCCATTCCATGCATAGAAGGGTCTGTGACGGGATGCATAACGTGAGCCCAAGGTAGATCAGTCGTTGGAACCTCATGATGGTTCTGACTATGATATCCTAGACAGCGTATTCGAACCCTGCCTTGTTGGTCTGGATCGTTACGATCTTCAACAACACCAACGAACCATACGAATCCGTCCATGCCCATAAAATATTGATTTTCTGTTTCCATAAACCTATTTATAAGGATTAATGGAGCTCGGGATTGCGTCCTATACGATTAGCATCTGGATAGTATTCTTCAAGTACCAAGTCATTCTTTCCTTGGTCTGCGTAGAAGGCTAACATCTCATGTGCCTCCTCAAAGCTCAGTCCGCTCTGATACTCCAGATACACATCTGGAACATTAGGGTCTTCTAAGACCATTACACGAAACTTGTTTCCCGTTTTTGTGGTTCTTATTGTCATGTGAAGTTTATTTAGACTAATCAAACCTTCTAAAAGGGTGTGCCAAAGGTAAAAGCATGGGTGAAATGTTCCCTGCCACTATGATTCTCTCTGAATCATGCGTTTGTCTGGGTACTTTGTGCCTCAAATGGCCTGGAAAGAGGATCATGTCACCAGAAACAGGCTTCAAATGATGCTCACCTTGATATCCATCGGGGAACGCTAGGGGCGAATCGTCTACTCCGCATCTTATGTAATAAACGAACGACCACGGGTGAGGCCAATGATCGTGGGCCTTTGTCCAATCGTCTTTTTGATAGATGACACCCCAACAATCGAACAGTTCCATCGCCATGTCATAGGGAGACTCACGTTTTGCGAGTTCAATCGCTACATCGCCCACCAATTGAAACTGTGGGTGCTGTTTTTGCATGAACCAATCCGTCATATCCGCTTTGACGTTCGTTTTGTGACGTTGTGTATCACCTCGGCCCTTGATAATCTGTATAAGTTCCTCATCTACACCCTCTGGCAGATCGACATGCTGTTGAATGAGCGGATATCCCACTTGAAAGGGTCTGTTCTTCGGATGCTGGTACATATCAGGCCGTCGATTAGCATCGAACGCCTTATTGTTGACATTAACCATAGCACTTAATTCTTTTAAACTCATTTTACCTTGCATTACTTTTTCCAATCTACGTCTAGGTTGCCAGAGATCATAATTCTTTCGTGATCACACTCATGCTCTGGCACAAAGTGATTAACCCAAGAAGGAAAGAGTATTAACTGCCCTTGCTTTGGGGGTATAGGATGAACACCATCATTTGTTGGGAAACAAAGAGGCGCACATTTCTCACATGCATCCACACAATAGGTGTAAGACCACGTGGAAGGCCAGTGCGTATGCGTTTTACACGTATGACCCTTATTATATATCAAACCCCAGCTCTCTTGAACGTAAAGAGATATAGGATTAGGACTTCCATCAGCAAACGTCCGTACGGCGAGGGGTATGTCTGCGGCTGCCTCTATTGCTAGATCACCCAGAAGAGAAAATGAACCATAGGTTTGATGCATGTCCCATCTTGTCATAAAGGAGGCAGTAGAAGAGTTCCGACCTTGAAACGAATCGCCTGATTCTCTTATATCATTCCGTAGGGCATCGTTCATCTCGGCCATCGTATAGCCTTCGGTGCCACCAACGCAAGTTCCAGTGGCTCGTTCGGTATTATAGTGCATCGACTGTTCCAAGTCAACCACTTTCGCCTTAAACTTCTCACTGAATGTAGCGCCCGGCACCACAGAACCAGCCAAACGAGATAAACTAGACATAATGCAGATAACTCCCTAAAATATACTTAGATGTTTTCACAGGAGACTCGCCTGAATGAACCCAAGGCCACATAGGTGGGAACAATAGCATAGTGCCTTGCTTACAGGGGCTTACAAAGTCCTGTACGAACGTCTGACCACCCTCATTGTCAGTAAGGTAGATAAACATCACCAAAAAACGGCGGCTCATCTCTAAATCCATCACATCTATATGATCGGGGAAGCTCTCATTAGTATCAGGCTCGTATCGCTTGATTTTTATGGCCTCTAGGGCATACTTCTTCGGGAACTGCCATGACTGAATACCACATGCAGCCTTGTACTTCTCCACACCAGCACTAAAGACCTTGGTTAAGTAATCCAAGTCTTCTCTAAAGGGGGTATGAGAGGAACCCATCAAATTCATACGGGTTAACGATTGGCCTTTGCCATTCATCTGCGTCTCTTGAAGAGCTACGTTCCTCTCAAACATATCGATAAGGTAATCACACTGCTCAGCACTAAGAGCGCCATCCACAGTCCTTATAAGGTTATCCAATAACATCATCCATCATGATAAACTCCTCCTCAACAGCCGCCAAATCCTTCTTCAGAATAAGGAAGACTGATTCCATGTTCTTCGGCTTGACCTTCGCATATACGGGAGAGGTTAACGGAGCTTTCGCTTCATTTTTTAACTTCTTATTCGCAGCTGCTGTCAGCTTCTTCGAAGCATAGTAAGGAATACCATCCTCAAGCTTCATATCGTTATAGGAGTCCATATCAGAGGCAACCTCTGCGATAACTCCAGACTTCATTCCGTTATATTCGTCCAGATAGGACACGGTGTCGCCAATATTGTATTCATTCATAGTGTAGTAGTTCCTTCTCAATTGTTAAGTGTTATAGTAACACATATAAACAGCCTTGTCAAGTCTTTTTTTGGGCCAGCTGAATTTTTATTCCCAGTTAAGGGATATGGCCCCCTTCCAGTTTTAGGGGGTGGCCATGTTGTCCTGTAAGTTCTCCTTGATGTACTCAATTCTCCTAATGATACATTCTCTGTATCGGGAATCTATAGAGGGTGAACCAAGTTCCTTCTCTAATACTGATATTGTGATTGCCTCTGAGGAGCTTAAAGATATAGGGGAATTGGCCATTGGGGGGTTGATCCTTTCAGTTGCTGTTAGATGTTTCATTGGATACTTATTACATTTATAGATTAGACATTGGCGGCCAGTTTAAAGGGGCCACCCTTCTTAGAGAGAGCTGAGAGAGGTTCGACTCACTTGTCACACCACCATTGTGGAACTTTAACATGACCCATCCAACCTTAACGAATCACTCTCTCAATTCTATTAGTACTATAACACACTATAAGGCATATGTCAAGTACTTTCTTTTAATACACACAACAGGCGTTAGTAGCTGCACACATCTCCTTAACATGGGCGATAGTCGCCTCATAGGAGGCCTTATACGGTATAGTGACCTTAGTCTCCTTAGATGTTAGCTTCATATTGTATATCTCTATCTCATAGTCATATGAACCATATCTCCAGCATACCACTCGTAC